GTGTTCACCGGATCGGCGGCGGAGGTGCGGCTGCGCGGCAATGCGCTGGCCGGCGCGCTCGACGATTATCGGCTGAGCTTCGAGAGCGGCGAGACGATGACCGGCAGGTTCCTGGTCACCCGGCTCGACTATGCCGGCGATTTCAACGGCGAGCGCAGCTACACGCTGAGCCTCGAAAGCTCCGGCCCGGTGGTGAGCGCATGAGCGGCGCGGCCAATCCGGTGCGCGGTGAGGCGGCGCTGCAGGTGGCGGGCACCGCGTTGGTGCTGCGACCGAGCTTCACGGCGCTGGTCGCCGCCGAGGCCGAACTCGGCCCGCTGTTCGCGCTCGTCGAACGCGCCGCGAGCGGGCGGCTGGGGCTGGGCGAGACGGTCGCGTTGTTCTGGCACTGCCTGAAGGTGGTGCCCGAGGGCCTGACCCGCGAGGCGTTTGCCGAGAGCGTGGCCGAGGCCGGGCTCGCTGCCGCCACGCCGGCGCTGAAGACGCTGCTCGGCCAGATTCTCGGCGGGCGGTGATGCGCTTCGCCGATGCCGCCGCGCGGCTGGCGGGGCTGGCGGGCCTGTCGTTCGGCTGGAGCCCCGACCGGTTCTGGCGGGCGACCCCGGCCGAGCTGGCGGCGCTAGTCCGGGCGGCGGCGGGCGAGGCGGTCGAGCCGCCGTCCGCAGACCTGATCGCACGATTGCAGGAGCAATTCCCCGATGGATGAGGAAATCGAACGGCTGGTGGTCTCGGTGCGCGCCGACACCGCCGGCTTCGCGCGCGACGTGGATGCGATGCGCGGCGTGCTGGAAGGGCCGCTGGCAACCGGCGTGGACCAGGTCGGCCGGACCATCGAGACCACGCTGCTGCGCGCCGCGCGGACCGGCAGGATCGGCTTCGACGATCTCGCCAAGGTGGCGATCCGCGCGCTCGAGGAAATCGCCAAGGCCGCGCTCGGCATCCCCGCCTCCGCGGCGGGCGGCGGCAGCGGCGGCAGCAGCAGCGGGCTGGTTGCGCTGCTCGTCGGCCTGCTCGGCTCGCCGGGACGCGCGACGGGCGGGCCGGTGAGCCCCGGCCGGCCCTATGTCGTCGGCGAGCGCGGGCCCGAGCTGTTCGTGCCGACCAGTGCGGGCCAGGTGGCGACACCGGTACAGGTACAGGCCGGCGGACGCGACGTGCGGGTGGCGATCACGATCAACGCCGCATCCGCCGCCGCGCCTTCCGCCTTGGCGCAATCCAGCCGGCAAGTGGCCCGCGCGGTGCGCGCGGCGCTGGCGGGGCTCGACTGATGGGCTGGTGGCTCGCCGATGCGCGGCGCGATCAGGCCGCCGGCGTGATCAGTCGCTTCGATCCCGTCTACTGGACCGTGGATTTTCCGCGGCCGATGATGGCGAGCGTGGTCACCATCGCCCCGGATGCGCTGCGGATGGACTGCGTGTTCCAGCGGCGCGGCGATCTCGCCGGGCTGATCTGGGAGGCCGAGGACCGCTGGGACCATCCGCTGCTCGCCTATGCGACCGACCGGGACTTTCGCCGCTGCCGTCTGCGGTTCCGCTGGCGCTCCTCGGGGGTGGTGCCGCTCGATGCGGTCCATGGCCCGGTGCTGACCATCGAGGGACGCGACGCCGAGGGCGCAGCGCGGGCCTGGTATGTGCGGCTGTGGAACTATGCGCAGGGCACCGCCGAGGATGCGCGGGTCGCGATCGACTTCGCGACGGTGCAGGGCGGGTTCCTGCTGCCCGGCGAGGCCGATCCGGTATGGGCGGGCGATATCGACCGGATGTTCGTCTCGCTGGTCCCGCCCGGCTATGCCGCCGGGGACGAGACCGCGCTTCCCGCGGCCGCCGAGGCGTGGATCGAGCTCACCGACATTGCCTGCGAGGGGCCCGGATCGGTACTCGCGATCGGCGACGTGGTCGTGCCCGGACATGGCCTGTCGATCGCCACCGGCTATGACGACGCCTATAACCAGACGCCGGCGCGATTGCTGCGCACCATGCTGCAGCTCGGCTATCGCGGCGACATTCTCCATTATGTGGGCATGAGCCATTATCTCCGGCTCGAGCCGCTCTCCGGCGGCTTTTATGTCAGCCTGGCCGGCGGCGCGCTCAACCGGGCGTGCACGGCCTGGCACGCGGACTTCGCGGCGCGCGCCCGGGAGCTGGGCTATGGCGTGATCTGGTCGCTCAGCTACGAACTGCTCGACCAGCATGTCTGGGGCGACTGGAAGCAGCGCGCGGCGGACGGCAGCCCGGCGCTGACCGGGTGGAGCCCGCCTTCCACCCTGCTATCGCCCGCGCATGGCGGGGCGATGGCCTATCTGCAGGCGGTGGCGCTGGCCTTCGTCGCGATCGCGCAGGGCGCAGGGCTGCCGGTGCAGTTCCAGATCGGCGAGCCCTGGTGGTGGGTGATGGCCGATGGGCGGCTGTGCATCCATGACGCTGCCGCCCGGGCCGCGCTGGGCGATCCGCCGCCGCAGAATGTCCGCGGGACGGTGGGTACCGGCGTGCTGGACGCGGCGGGGGCCCTGCTGGCCGGCTCGACGCTGGCGCTGCGCGATGCGGTGACCGCGGCCGCGCCCGGTGCCCGCGTGCTGCTGCTCGCCTATCTGCCCACCGTGCTCGATCCGGCGATGCCGGAACTGAAGCGCGCTAACCTGCCGGTCGGCTGGGCAGCCCCCGCCTTCGACGTGCTGCAGCTCGAGGACTATGACTGGGCGGCGACCGGAAACGTCGCGGCCTCCGAACGGGCGCTGGCGGCGGCAACCGCGCGGCTCGGCTATCCGGTGTCGCAGCAGCATTATCTCTCCGGCTTCGTGCTGCGCAGCGCCGACAAGGCGCAGTGGCAGGCGATCGCGGCGGCGGCAGCCCGAGGCCGCGCGCGCGGCGTGGCCGCGACCTATGTGTGGGCGCTGCCGCAGGTGGCGCGCGATGGCTTCACCCATTTCGACCTGGAGGCGGAGATGGCCCCCTTTGACGACGTGCTGTTCCCGATCGCGCTGGGGCGCGAGGCGGAGGTGGCGCCCGAGCTTTCCACCGCGATCGTCACCAGTGCCGGTGGCGCCGAGCGGCGCAATGCCGCCTGGGCGGAAGCGCGGACGCATTATGACGTCGGGCCGGGCGTCCGCTCCGAGGCGGACATTGCCGCGCTGCTCGGCTTTTTCCGCGCCCGCATGGGGCCGGCGCGCGGCTTTCGCCTGCGCGACCCGTTCGACTTCGAGGGCGTGGACGAGCCGATTGGGACGGGCGACGGCACCACTGCGCGGTTCCCGCTGGTGAAGATCTATGGCGAGAGCGTTCGGCGGATCACCCGCCCGGTCGCGGCTACGGTATCGGTCCGGCTCGACGGGACGGCCGTCACCGGCTTCACGCTGGGCGCGGGCGGCGTGGTGACGCTGGACCTGCCGCCGGCGGCGGGGGTGCGGGTGACAGCCTCCTTCCGCTTCGACGTGCCGGTTCGCTTCGCCGAGGACCAGTTGCGGGTGAGCCGCGCGACCTTCCTTGCCGGGGCCGCAGCCTCGGTGCCGCTGGTGGAGATCCGCGAATGAGCTGGCTGGACGAGACGCTCACCACGGTCACCTTGTGCTGGCGGATCGAGCGGCGCGACGGCGTGACCATCGGGCTGACCGCGCACGACCGTGACCTGACGATCGACGGCCTGCTCTACCGCGCGGCGCCGGGCATGACGCCGAGTGCGGTCGAGCGCAGCGCTGCGCTGGAGGCCGACAGTATGGACGTGCACGGCGTGCTCGCGAGCGATGCGATCTCCGAGCTCGACCTGCTCGCCGGCAGGTGGGACGGCGCACGCGTGGTGCTGTTCGCCACCGACTGGGCGGCGCCCGGTGACCGGATCCTGCTCGGCGAGGGAAGCATCGGCGCGGTCGAGACGCGGGACGGCGCGCTGACCGCCGAACTTCGTGGCCGGACCGCCGCCTTCGACGCGCCGGTGGGCGAGACGACATCGCCCGACTGTCGCGCGCAGCTGGGCGATGCGCGCTGCCGCGCGCCGATGTCCGGGCGGCGGCGGTTCGTGCGCGTGCTGGCGGTGGCCGATGCCGTTCTGCGCGTGGACGGCATCGAGCCCGTGGCCAATGCCTATGGCGGCGGGCGGCTGCGCTGGTTCGGCAGCGCGAACAGCGGGCTGGACGATGCGATTCTACGGTCGGAGGGCGATGTCGTGACGCTGCAGCGGCCGCCGCGCTTCGACGGCGCCGGCGCGCTGGTCGAGTTGATCGAGGGGTGCGACGGGCGACTGGAAACCTGTGCGGGCCGGTTCGGCAATGCCGCCAATTTTCGCGGCGAACCCTATCTGCCGGGCACCGACCTGCTCACCCGGTATCCCGGCGCATGAGCGGCGCGACGGTGCTCGCCGCGGCGCGGCGGGCGATCGGCGTGCCGTTCCGGCCGCAGGGGCGCGATCCGGTGTCGGGGCTCGATTGCGTCGGGCTGGCCGCGCTGGCGCTCGGGCGGACTGCGCCCACCGGCTATCGGTTGCGCCTGGGCGATGCCGCGGCGGTGTCGCATGCGCTGCGGGCGGCGGGACTGGTGGAAGTGGCCGGCGCGGTGCCGGGTGACCTGCTCTTGTGCCGCAGCGGCCCGGGTCAGCTGCATCTGGCGATCCGCAGCGAGAACGGGATCGTCCATGCCGACGCGGTGGCGCGGCGGGTGGTCGAGCGGCCGGGGGCGGTGCCCTGGCCGGTGCTCGGCTGCTGGCGACTGGTGGAGAATGACTGATGGCGACGGTGGTTCTGTCGGTAGCGGGTGCCCTGCTTGGCGGTCCGCCCGGCGCGCAGCTCGGTGCGCAGCTCGGCGGCGTGATCGACAGCGCGCTGCTCTTCAAGCCGGGCCGGCGCGAGGGGGCCCGGCTCGGCGACCTGCGGGTGCAGACGTCGAGCTATGGCACCGCCATCCCCCGGCTGTTCGGTTCGATCCGCGTGGCAGGCTGTGTGATCTGGGCGACCGACCTGATCGAGCATCGCGGCAACCAGAGCGGCGGCAAGGGCCAGCCCTCGACCACGACCTACAGCTACACCGCCTCCTTCGCGGTCGCGCTGTCGGCCCGGCCGATCCTCCAGCTGGGGCGCATCTGGGCCGACGGGCAACTGCTCCGCGGCGCGGCCGGCGACTTCAAGGTGCGCACGGGTTTCCGCCTCTACACCGGCGACGAGGACCAGCCGGTAGAACCGCTGATCGCCGCGATCGAGGGCGCGGGCCGCGCGCCGGCCCATCGCGGGCTGGCCTATGCGGTCTTCGAGGATCTGGAGCTGGCGACCTTCGGCAACCGTATTCCCCAGCTCAGCTTTGAGGTTATCGCCGACGAGGCGCCGGTGCCGGTGGCCGGGATCGCCCAGGAGATCGCGGGCCTTTCGGCGGATGGGGTGGGAACCCTCCTTACCGGCTTTTCGGCGCAGGATACGGTGCGAACCGCGCTCGATGCGCTGTGCACCGCGAGCGGTGCCTGGCTGCGGGAGGAGAGCGGGGCGCTGGCGATGGTCGCCGGGGGCGGTGAGGCCGTCACCATCCCCGACGACGGCTGCGGCGCCGGTGGGGAACGCGGCGCGCGGCGGGTGCGTGCGCTTGCTGCGCTCGATGGCACGCCCCGCCGGCTAAGCGTCGGCTATTTCGATCCGGCACGCGACTATCAGGCGGGGGTGCAGCAGGCGCACCGTCCGGGGCTCGGAACCCGCGAGGCGCGGGTCGATCTCCCCGCGGTGCTCGACGCGTCCACGGCCAAGGCGATCGCGGCGGACGCGCTTGCCCGCGCCGACCGGACGCGCGAGCGCCGCACCCTGACGCTCGGCTGGAACGCCCTCGGCATCGCGCCCGGCGCGCGCATCGCCATCGAGGGCGTCGCCGGACAGTGGCGGGTCGAGCGCTGGGCGCTCGAGAAGATGGTGGTCAGGCTCGACTGCGTGCCGGTCGCCGAGGCACCGCTGACGGTCGCGGCGAGCGCGGGCCGCGCCGTGGCGTCGCCCGACATGCGGCGCGGACGATCGCTGCTCGTGCCCTTTGAACTGCCGATGCTGGACGACGCGCCCGCCACTGCGCCGCAAATGATGGTCGCGGCGGCGGGGACCGGTAGCGGCTGGCGGCGCGCGGCGTTGCTCGCCAGTGCCGATGGCGGGTCGAGTTGGGCCGCCGCGGGCGACACCGCCTATCCTGCCGTGCTGGGCACCGTCCATCTCGCCCCGGGTCCGGCCCGCGCCGCACTCGCCGATCATGCCGGTTTCGCCGAGGTCGATCTGGCGCATGAAGGCATGCTGCTGCTCTCGGCCGACGATGCCGGGCTCGACGCCGGTACCAACCTTGCGCTGCTGGGCGGGGAGTTGCTGCAGTTCGGGGCGGCCGAGCATCTGGGCGGCACGCGCTGGCGCCTCTCGCGATTGTGGCGCGGGCGGCGCGGAACCGAGGCGGCGATCGGCCGTGCACGCCCCGGTGATCCCTTCGTGCTGGTGGAGCGCGATTGTCTCAAGTCGCTAGCCCTGGCCGTGCCGGTGGGCGGCAGCATCGCGGTGCTCGCCCAGGGGGTGGATGATCCGCCGGATGCAGTGCCGGCAGTTGCGGCCGCGCGGGGCATCGCCGTGCTTCCGCTGGCGCCGGTCCATCTGACCGCCACCGCCGTCGCGGGCGGCACCCTGGTTTCCTGGGTCCGTCGGAGCCGCGCCGGCTGGACATGGCGGGACGGCGTCGACGTACCGCTGGCCGAGGAACGCGAGCGCTACCAGGTCGACATCGCCTCCGACACGGGCAGCCGCAGCGTGACGACGGACACCGCGTCGCTGCTGCTGCCGGCAGGCGCTCCGGACCTCCCGCTGCGCATCGGCGTGCGCCAGATCGGCACCCACGGCCCGTCGCCGGAAACCGGGCTTCTGCTTCCTGCCCATGGAGATCGAGCATGACCGATTTGCCCACCCCGCGTCTGGGGCTGCCGCTGCTGGAGCCTGGCCAGGCGCAGAAGGAAATGACCCACAACGAGGCGCTGACCCGTCTCGACATCGCGACTCAGGCCGCCGTTATCACCACGGCTGCGACTCCGCCTGCAAGTCCCGCGCGAGGACAATGCTGGCTCGTCGCGGATCCGGCGGAGGGCGATTGGGCCGGGCATGCCAACGCAGTTGCAGCATGGACCGAAGGCGGCTGGCGCTTCGTCGCCCCTTTCGAGGGGATGCGGATCTGGACGGTCGATGCACAATGCCACGCGCTGTTCGCCGACGGGGAATGGTACCACGGCAGGACCTATGGGAGACTTTTTATCGAGGGACGCCAGCTAGTTGGCCCGCAGCAGCCGAATGTTGCGG